TTCAATCTCGCCATTATCATAGGGTGAACATCCTGTCCCGTAAATAATGTAATACCAGCCGAAATCAATATCATACTCAATGATGTACTCATAACAACTGTATTTTTCTCTGCTCACTATGCGGCCTCCTCATCACGGTACAATTCATACTCATAATCGCACCGCTCATCATAGGCGCGCTCACAATCTTCACATAAACCACAGTGGCCGTGACATTCGTTCTCGTCACCATGCCAGCCGTCCATCATTCCTCGATAGCTCATGCTGCAACCTCCATGCTCAGCTCACAAAAGATTTTGAATTTAGGTATCATGTCCACTAATTCATCTAAATTCTTGCTTGATTTTTGAATTAAATCATCAACCCATATACGGTACTCAATCGATTCATCAGTATCACTACGGTGACACCATATTGAAATATCAATATTTGCAGCTTTGCCCAATGTAGTACGTGCCCATGCCGCAAATTCACGCAGTTTATTAATTTGTTCGTTTATCATGGTTATATCCTCTGTCTTTGGTTAATAAAATTATCTTTGATTAAATAGTCAAATGTGATTCCAAGTACCCATTATGTATACTTCGCACTACTAAGTCAAGCACTATATTCAAATATTTATGTTTTGGACTTTATGGGGTTTAACTACTATGCTAGTATCAATAAAAATCAAAGGCTAAGGACAGGCTAATGCTGTGTTATAGATGCGGTGGTACAGGGAAATACTTAGGAAATGGAATGATGACGACCAAGTGTACTATTTGCGATGAGTCGGGACATGTTAAGGCTGATGATGTTGAATCTAAGCCGCCTATAGACAGAAAATCACAATCCTATCAAAAGGCCATTAAAGAAATAATGGCTATCAATCCTGGTATATCACGACCCGAAGCCGTTAAGATGTTTGATGAGGCATATAATAAACCTTAAGGTGAATTATGACAGGGAAGAAGAAGGCGCAGGACGCGCCAAAGTTGACAAAGCAGAAGGCTAAAGTTGACAAAGCACCTAAAAGGCCAATAGGAAGACCAACAGATTATAACGACCAAATAGCTGAGGAAATATGCGCAAGTATTGCTGCGAGCGAAAGAGGGCTGATTTATTTATGCGAACAAAATCCTCATTGGCCTTGTCGAGCGCAAATCTTTGTTTGGTTAAGGCGTTATCCTGAGTTTGCAGACCAATACGCACGTGCTAAAGAATACCAAGTAGAAGTTTCGGTTGACTATATGCAAGAACTAATGAACGAGCCGCATAAGTATGTAGATGAGGAAACAGGATATACGAGATTAGATGTTGCGATGGTTCGGGCGAAAATGGACGCCATTAAATGGCAAGCCGGAAAGCTAAAGCCGAAGAAATACGGTGATGCGAAGATTGAGGATGCTAGCAACGTTTTACATGAGGATGTTATTAAGCGCAAAGACGAGTTAGACGAGAGGAACAAGAAGGAGTTTTGATTGGAATTTTTAGAAAACAAAAATTGGCCTGAAATGTTTTTGATTGTTTATAAGCGGTGCGAAGATAATTTAAAGCGCATGGAAAAGTTTATTAATGATTTTGAGTCTGAATTTGTATATGGGACTGGGGTTTATGAACTTGAAGAGTATGTAGACACATACAATAATCAGGTTCATGTTCCCAATTGGAATAGAGCATCAATGGTCACGCCAGACCAATGCAAGTTAGCAGTAGAGAGCGTAATATTTACTTGCTGTGATGATGTAACAATGATTGTTATGGGTTGGTGGGATAGACACGACAAAACCTTTAAAGCCCGAACCGATTTTAGCAAAGATGTTCTTACATGGACTGTTGAAGAAGTAGGGTATTGGATTCCTTTAACATATCCAACACCTTATTAGCTCATTGCCCAAGACGGTAAAGGAGTACTCGGGGACGTTAAGGCGTACCCAGCAATGACGCTGCCTGCCTCCATCAGGTTTATTACTAGCAGCCCTCTAGTGCGTGAATGGGCATTATGTATGAGGATAAAATGGCAAGACGTACTGTAGAACATATTGAATATATACAATTTGGCGATAAAAGATTTTTGCCGTGTCCTTTTTGTGGTGAGTTTAAAAATGATGAGGGCGATTCTTTCGATATATTATTTGATTTTTGGTACAAGGTTCGCTGCATAAATTGCTGTTGTATGCCTTATTCGCCTAACTCAAATACGATTGAAAAAGCTATTGAGTTTTGGAATGTAAGAGTGCAATTAGCTTCTGTAGATGATGCGAAATTCTTAATACGAAAAGTAATTAAAGATTTAAATGAAGTATTGAAATAACTTTAAGGGATTAAATGACGTTACAAGAATGGATAGATAACGGTTTTGCAAAGGTAGCCGAAAAGCTGCCAAATCTTGTTCATACCGAACCCGCGAGCTTTGCGTGTGGTTTCAATACAGGCTACAAGCAAGCGTTGCTAGAACTAGACAGATTCTTGCAGGATGAGGCTACAGAGTGAGTAATCAAGCATGGGAATGCCCTCGATGCAAAAGAATGAACGCACCTTTTAACCCTGTGTGCTTTTGTAAACCAGGCGAATTGAATGAATGGGAAAAGGCATTTAAACAATCGAAGGATATATATAACCCGACAATGGCAGCACATTGCACAGATTGTCATGAGATGCTCAACGGATTAACGAAACATGTATGTAAGGTGTCGATGTGAGCTACCTAGATAAAACATTCTGCGCCAGTCCCCAATGCAAAAATGACTGCGGACGACGTATGACAGACGCACAAAGAGAGCAATTAAGCTACTCACAGGCTCGGTATGTGAGCTATGGGTACTTTTGCGGTGAAGATGATGAGCCTATTAAGCGACTAAAGGCAGTTCACATGAGGCCAATGAGTGAGGCTGAGTTCAAAGAACAATACGAACAAAATCCGAGGCCAGTTGAAGAATGGCATTTGTCACGACCAGATGACCCGAATAACTTCGGGGTATGAAAGAAGTAGCCAAGATGCGGCTAGGGCTGCTGCGAGAGATTAAGAAGGTTATAGGCTTTTTTGAGGATATGGAACGTGGCGTTAAAAGCCGTGACCCAGCAAGAATATATCCGGCTTATTGTTTTATTAGTACGCTAGCTTATCACATGAGAGAGGGGGACTTAACCCAGCTCAGTATTGAGTTAAAGCAAGCAGTGTTACATGACGAGCACATGAGAATGGGGCTAAACGATGAAAAAGAGCTTTAATAGTGGTGGTTGCGGGAATATGGGTTCAGACCATAACACCATGAAACCTATTAGTGCTCGTAATTCTAGGCGACTAGCAAAGAAAAATAACAAATGCAGGCCAGGTTATGCGTGGGAAGGCGAAGTTATCTGCGAAAAACATGTGATTGCAGAAAAACCCGAGTTAAGCTATGACGACATTAAAAAATCATTAGAGTATTTTGAAAAGTATGGTGTGAATTTGTAAGAATATTCTCCGTTAGCTCAGTGGTAGAGCCGCAAGCTGTTAACTTGTTGGTCGGTGGTTCAAATCCATCACGGAGAGCCAGTTATGACGGGGTAGATGTAAGGCGGGGATAACACGTGATAAGACCGTAAATCACCCGCCTGTAAAGCGGGAAATCTAGGTGAAAGCCCTAGCCCTGTCACTAAATACAGCGGGATATTTCAGCGGTAGAATGCTGGTCTCATAAGCCAGCGGTCGCACGTTCGAATCGTGCTCCCGCTACCAGTACATAACACGGCTAGCACGTGGTATGAGGGTTGACCGACTAACCCATAGTGAGTAATGGGGCAGCAACTAGCCTCTTCGGTATGCAAGGGGCGGCATTAATAGAGCTTGGAGCGGGTGAGAACCCCGCATAATTTGGTTGATTTTAATAAGGAAGTTAAAATGAGCTTAGATTTGCTATTAGGTAGTGTAAGCGAGCATCAGCGAAGGATTGTACAAGCGTTGTTAGATAACCCAGGCGGTCTATTATCTCATGAGTTAGCCGAACAAACAGGTGTGAGCAATAAGAGCGAAACCATGAAACCCGCATTACGGGCATGGCTAAGGCGTTGCGGCAAAGAATTAACTATAGAGCGTGAGAATAATTGCTTTAGATGGTCGCTACAGCCTTATGAAGAACCATTAACTAACGAAGAAGGGTTATAAAATTGGATAGAATAGAATTAAGCAGCGAAGGGATTGAACGCATTATTAATCAGCTAGATGAGGAAGGGCGCAGAGTATTTGAAAAGTTATTGCTAGTTGTTGCGTCTAAATCACCCATTGAAGCAATTGAGTCCTGGCTTGAGAAGTTCGAGACAGATTGCCCAGTAGATAACCTTGTAGCGCGTTTGGTGGTTCAAGTAATTAACAATGTAGGCGGCAAGATTTGGGAAGCAATGGCAGAGCACAAAGAAGCAGGTAACGAGCATTACACAGGCCATCAAGCCTCACAGATTGCTATTGCTGAGCTAAGAAGTATCGCGGATGTGTTCGAGCATCATGTAAACGGTGAGTGCTGTAAGGAAAAAACAGAACATTAGGACAATTGGGCTATGGTGTAATGGTAACACAGCAGCCTTTGACGCTGTTATTATAGGTTCGAGTCCTTTTAGCCCTGCCAATTACTACAATAAGGATGAATTATGAATAAATTACTACTTGGCACGCTTCTTGCAACCTCATTAAGCGTAAACGCTGCTACCCCGATGTGGACATTTACCCCATTGACTCCAACGACTGCGACTATATCAGCAGGTGAACAGCTCGTTATTCAATACCTAGTAACCAATCAAGCCAAATCCACTAAATCCCTAAGAATGAACCAAATTCAAGGCATAACCCAAACTGTTGCTAATGGTGGGTGTGCTAATCCATTCAATTTAGGCGCAGGGCAAGCGTGTAAGCTCGATTTGCTAGTGGTTGGTAGTCAACTGTCAGGCAATATTGTTGGTGGCCCTGTGGTGTGTAATTCAGCCCTTCAATGCTATCAACCATCTCAAGCAAATAGCTTAAACATTATCAAGAAGTGAATTGAATGAAAGAACGTATAGGCAAAATGACCGAGCGTGAAGACGAGCTGCTTAATGCGATGGTCGATGCAATGGACGCGTTCATTAAAAAACATGGGCAAATAGACCGTACCGAGCTTATGGCCGTGTACAGTTTCTTTGCCCGAGTTTTGTTTACTGTACAAACACCAATCAAAGACGTAGACGATCAGTGTGTAGAGATTGAGGCATTCTGTGACTTCTTGAAGGGTGTAGCACGTAAGGCAATAACATGATTTTGATGTCAATATTGTGCGATTATTCAAAAAAGAATGTGAGCATGACAATTTGAATATGGAACCCGTTTACCAGTGCGAGAACTGCAAAGAGCACGTAAGGATGGACTAAATGGACGTTGACCCAAAGCTACAAAAAGAAATGGATGATTATTATAAGCTAGTACGCAGGATGGATGACCAGAAAGAGCAGCTCTCACGCTGTAAGCAACTGCTCCATAAATACCTGGATGTGTTTAAGCGGATGGCTAAACGATGAGCATTAAAGAGAAGTTAGAGGCCCTTGTAGCCCAGACCGAAAAGAATAACGCTCTAGTACGCAAGCGTGCTGAGTCTGTTAAGGAGTTAAAACTAGCTTTGGACGGTTGCGAATCTGAGCTTAAGGCTGTTAAGTCACGACATAATAGGGAGTCGTACTTTACCCGTGATGCTATAGTTCAGATGAAAGAGCGTTTAGAGCGTGCCGTAGAGGAACGAGACCATTACGCGCTTAAGCTCCAAATGCTCGAAGACAGTTTTGATACGCGATACGAAACATTCAAACAGCGGCTAAACTCACATTATTACACCTTGCAACAGGCGTTTAATAACTTTGTGAAGTCGAAGTCTACTGAAAACGTGAAGATTGCAGGGCTTGAGGCATCATTACAAGCGGCTAACTTGCGTATGAATGAGCTTGAACAGAAAATGTTGGACATGTTTTTTACAGAAAAGTAGTACAAACCAATGAATAAGGATTATTCATGGCATTTGAGGACAAGGAGCAGCTCGCCTCGGAGTTACGCGGCAGCTTGTTAGAGTTTACAAAGTACTTTTACCCATTGCTAACGGGTCGACAGTTTATTATCTCGTCCCCAGTAGGCAGGGAATCGCATCACATTACGATTGCCAGGTC